TTCAAACCTGCGGTTTTCAAAATTATTAAAGTTTCGACCCATATCATATCTGTCAAAGTTTCTACTCATATTAGTTCCATAAAAATTGTTGTTGTGGTGTACCACATTACTTATAAGAAAAGTTGAAAAAACACCTAATATGAAAAAGCTGATAGAAAACAGGACTAACTTTGTATTAATATTTTTGTACCATTTCTGTTTATCTTGTTCAATAACATTTTTTGATGGATCATGTGTTTCTACATTTTTAGTATCTTCACTCATAATTGTGCCTCACTTTCTTTTTTTCTCTCTCTCTACATATGTTTTAGAATAAGTTCCTTAATCGAAACTTAAACGATGAACTATACAGTTTTTTCTTTTCTTGCAAGTGAAATTTTAGATAGTGTAGTAAAATATTTCAATATTTTGTGATTGTGGGTAGTTTTTTGTTATATAAGTCAGTAACATTTTATAATAAAGAAAATTATAAATAGAAATCAGTATTAGTTCAGTTATGGTCGTATTTGGTATGCTGTAACAACTTATTTTAAGTCTTCACTTGTGAAATTTAGGTTATTTGTTTGGCCTCTCTTTCTTTATATTTAATAATTTATTATATTGTTCTTTATTAAAGCTTAAAAATATAAATAAAACGTTTGTATTGACAACAAGAATAAGTCTGATATAATGAATAAGGTTATCAATATTAAAAAGAATGGAAATTTAAAACTTGAAAAACAGAAACAAAAAAATTGGTATTGCAGTGATCGCGGCATTAATTTTGACACTTTGTGGTGCTGGGATAGCACCAGTACTAGCTAACAATGGTATAATCTGGGGTGGCGAGAACAATGTTAGCGAAGTCTCAGACATATTAGATAAGTTAGCTAAAAAAATAGATGAAAAGAAATCAACAATTTCTTCTTTGAATGGCAATCTAGATGGTTTGAAAAAAGATTTAGAGACAGCACAAAATAGTGTTAAAACGAATCAGGACGCAATTTCTTCCTATGTTGGTCAAATCAATGCTTTAAAATCAGAACTTGAAAATAAAAAAAATGAGTTAAATGGAAAACAGAATGAGATTCAAGCTAAGATTCAAGAAATCAACGATAAGATAGCAGAAGGGCAACGTAATGTTGCTGAAAAGCAAAAAGAAGTTAACGACAAACAAAACGAAATTAACAAACTTAATCAGCAAGTTTCAGATTCAACAAATAAGCTTAATGATTTACAAAACAAATATAACCAACAATCGCTAGACTTGCAAGATGCTAATACCAAAGCGAATGACTACAAAGTACAACTTGAAAAGGCTCAACAAGAAGTACAAACATTAAAAGAAAAAGCCAATCGTGTTTTAAACGACAATCAATAAGATAAAAGCCTGTCATATTTAATTGACAGCTTTTTATTTGCAAAAAACGAGGGTATAAGTATCAAACTTTTGGTGGGCGAGTATTCGAAAATTGAGTGATTATGATGCAAAATCTACGTGCCAAAAGTAGTACATAAAAAAGTTTTTTAGCACATTTTTGGCACACAAAACAAAAACCCTTATTTTAAAAGGGTTTTTAGTATATATGAATGTCCCCCGCCGTCGTTTAAATAGGCTTATAAACATTGATTTAAAAGGGTTTAAGTCATATCTTGTGCCAAACTTGTGCCAAATTTTTATATTATTTGATTTTTTGATATGTACATTTTAAAAATTTTTATATAATATTCTTGACATGGTTTTAAGTTTATGTGATAATAACAACGTAAGGTAATTCTTTTTGAAAGAGTTGGTCTGATTAATGAGATTGTCTTTGAATGGATATTTATGTTGTTCTTGATTGAACATTTAAGAATGAGGGATTGTCCTCATAAAAAGCTAGGTATAATTTACCTAGCTTTTTTGTATTATTTTGTTGCTGCAGTAATCCAATCTACTTCCGGTTTCATAAGTAAACGTGCATTTTTGTAAGCCATATCCAAAGTAAATATTGTATTGACTCTATATCTACCATTTATACTTTCAACAGCCACTGACATTAACTGATCATCAATTGTAACAGGCAAAAGATATGTAATTTTACCCTTGTAATATTGAGGAACTGCTATTCGATAATTTCGTTTACACTTTGTTAATGTGAGTTCTAAAGCATTACTAAGTAGAGCGTTTATATATGATTTACCTTTGGCTTGAAGGTCTTCATTAAACCTATCAAAATTATCGTCAAGAATATGATCTAAATTTTTTATCAATTCTTTATTTGGATCAAAATAGACATCTGCTGGATTACTAAAAAATTGTGGAACTTCAGGGGTTTTTGAAAAGTGATTCAAAAAATCCCAATCAGATACTTTTCTGAACCCATATAAATGCCACTTATATTCGTCACTACTTTCAAATTCATTAAATAGACATATTATATCTTCTCCATTATCTGTAAGTAAACCAGTATTAAAGCAGGAAAAAGTCTCATCATCAGAAATTAGAACATGTTTTTCCCCCAATTCAAAAGCCCGATCAAATGTATGAGAGATATAGCTTTGTAGAATATTATTTTTTTTTGAAGATCCAGAAGATGTCCAGTTTTCATGTTCAGCCAATTCTGAAAGCTCATCGTATTTAGTAGCTTGGATAGTCGCGTTACCTAAAAAGGCAAATTTCCAAATTATTTCTTTTGTATCTTTATTAGTGTTTAAATAAGAGGTGAGTTTATTCATTCTTTATCTTCTTTCTGTTATTTTAATTATAAAGTATAGATCAAAATTATTGTTAAAACAATAATATCATATTTCTTCTAAAATTGAAGCAATGTGCTTGTTTTCCTTTTCTTCCAATTCTTTCAAAATGTGGGAGTAAACTGACATTGTTATTGATAAATCTTTATGTCCAAGACGTTTTGAAACTGCTAGAATATTAACATCTTTGTACAACAACACTGATGCATGTGTGTGTCTTAAACCATGAAGTGTTAATGGTGTATCTATTCCGGACTGTTTACATAGTTTGGAAAGTTGCTTGTTGATAGCATTGTTTGATATGGCCTGTGTTACAGCATTGGAGAAAACAAGATGATGTCTATTTGTCACTTCGACGGACCTGAAAAATTTGGTTTGTTCTGCTTGAAAATCACTAAGTGCTTCAAGGGTACTATCATCGATAGATATTTTCCTGACAGACTGCTCGTTTTTAGTAGGTGCAAATCCTGTGTTGAGATGGTAGTCCCAAGTTTGGCAAACATTGATGTATTTTTTGTCAAAATTGATATTATCCCAAGTCAATCCAAGCAATTCACCAAATCGCATCCCGGTCATGCCGGCAATGAAAATCATGAAATTTGATGGATACTTTGGGTTGATTCTACTTTTTGCTGATTTCATAAGGCGTTTGAATTCCAAAAAGTTGAGGTACTTATCTTTTTCTTTTTTGACTTCAGTTTCACCTTTGATGACAACGTTTTTTGTGAAATCAAGTGGGATGACACCCTCATCTATCAAATTGACGATACTCGCACGAATAGTTGAGTTAAATCTTTCGATAGTAGGAGTAGCATGAGTTTTTGAAAATTGATTAATGACTTCTTGATATCTTGTGCGTGTTAAAGATTTGACAGTCGCGTATTTGAAATATTTTTCTATGTTCATCAAAATATTTTCATATTTTAAAAAGGTAACATCGCTGATTTTACCTTTTTTATATATCTTGATCCACTGACGGAAGTAGTCGGATAGCAAAACATCTTTATCATTGATTGCGAAACCTTTGCCAAGTTTGATTTCCATCTCAGAAGCCGCCATAATTGCATCAGATTTTTTGGGAAAGGCGCTTTTTCTTAATTTTTTATACTTGCCGTCGTTGGTTTTATATGATATTTCATATTGCCAAACTTTGCCACGTTTCGTATATCGAGCCATATTCGATCATCTTTCATTTTTTATGAAAAGTAAAAGAAATGGACCAGTAGCTTCCTTGGTGAGCATTCCTTTTATTTTTTCAGGTTGAAGAGAGTAGAACTTTTAGGATTTGTGAATCTGATTATTGGTTACCACCCTCCAGCGGTTATGATATCAATTGCAGTTTGCGTTTTATTTGCAATTTGTTCATCAGCAGAACCTAAAACTTCAGTATTAGAAAAATTTACAAATTTAAAGGTTTCTTGAATCGCATGCTCTACCATATCAGCAGGGAATTTACCCGGTGAATTTTTATTAAGTTCAGCAAAATGATCACGAACAGTCTGCTTTGCAGCTTCGAGCTTTTGTTGATTTTCCTGTTCGGTACGTTCTTTATCTTGTTCTCTTTTTAAATTTTCTTGTGAGATACGCATCGCTTCATCTTCTTGTCGCTTACTCTCTGCATCATATTTATCTTTAATTTCCTGTTCTCTAGCAGCTTGCTCTTGATTAGCTTGCACGTCAACAGCTTGTTTCTCTTTTTCAAGTTCTTCTGCTAATTTAGCGGAAGTATTTGCAGTGTCAGATGTTTGAGAAGTATCTGGTCCTTTGCAGGAGCTACTAGATGAACTATTAGATTTAAAATTACTTGCATTTGTTGATAGTTTTTTTGCAGACGTTATATTCTTGCCAAAGGTATCACTTGCCTGTCTACTCTTGTTTCCATTTAAAAATAATAATCCAATAATAAGTAGGATTATAATAACGGTAGATGCTGATATTACAATTATTTTTTTATTAATTTTCACTTCTTACACCATCTTTCTTTTTACAATAAAGGTATTAGCCAAAAATAAATTATATTAATCTCAGCTTACCGAAGCGCTGTTCTCTTCTGTTTGTTTAGCTTGTTCAGCCTTAGTAAATTCAAATTTAACAAAGTTTAAAATGTTAGATTGAGTTGTTTTATCTAGTTGTTTCATAATTTCTACTGTTTCAGAAATGATATCACTGCTAGAGTTTGAAGATGTTGATTTTCCAAAAATCAACACATCAGCGTCAACCCCTAGAACTTCGCTTAATACATTTATATCTTTAATTTTTGGCGAAGCAGTACCGCTTTCCCACCTAGACACTGCTGACTCTGTTTTACCCATCCTTTCTGCTAATTCCTTCATGGTCCACCCGTTCATTTTCCTATAATAGCTGACCATCTTATCAAATTTAATTTCTGCCATGAAACACCTCGTAATATTGATTATAAATCAAGTATAAACCAATATTGAGCTAAAGTAAATAAAAAACTTGAAAAAAAAGCAAGAAAATACTTGCTAAAAATTCAAGTGAGTGATATAATAATTTTAAAATAACGGAAGGAGAACATGAATGAGTAAGAAAACGTATAAGCCGTTTGACGATTTTATCAAAGAAACCGGGTGGAGTTTCACAGTATTTGCAAAAAAAATGGGCGTTTCGTATGATACTATTTATGCATGGAGAGTACATCCAGAGGAACTTACATTGAGTAAGATTAAAAAAATATCAGAAGTTACAGGAAAGTCTTTTGAAGAAGTGAATACACTTTTTTCAGATGTTTATTTGTAAAAAAATTTTACACTTTAACTTGAATTTTATGCAAGTTTATTTTATAAAGGAGAAAGCACATGAATATTATAGAGGCAATAAAAAAAGCCTTGCAAGAAAATAAGGCGATTACAAATCCAGATGATTTAGAAGGTGGCTTAGCATTCTTACCAACTAATTCTGACTGTTTTGGTATTGTATTGATGCCAACAGAACCAATTTTAGACCGAAAAGATGGAATATCAACTGAAGTATGGCAAGCTCCTGGTAGATTTTGGAATCCAAGAGCAGCAGATTTACTGAGAGAGGATTGGGAGCTAGTTTAGAAAAGAAAGGAGTCAGAATGGGATTAAAAGAAGTAATACTGGTTGTGTCGATTATCATTGCATTAGTTGTCGCAATTCCTGTAATAATTGACAATCACAAGATGATCAAAGAAATGGAAGAGTTTCTAGATCAAAAAAATGGTCGAAATAGAAAATAGGTTAAATTTATTTGCCAATGGTATTGATTGCATTAACTATTCTAGAACTTGACTTATCGATAACTTTTTCTAAGGTTTCTTCATCAATCCATATAAGTGAAGAACCAATATCTGTATTTAATTCAAAAGTTTCTTCATAGTTACGGTTGTTCAAATCATGATATTTAATACAAATATTTACAGTCTCTTTGTAATCAGAGTCAATATAAGAAGTGTATTTTTGCCCAGGTGCAATGGCGCCATTTATAAGAGAACTAAATTTAAACATTTGATTGAGTTCATCCAACTCCTTATCAAATGTTATACTATCAATTTTTGCTGAAGTAGTGCCAAAGTTTTTTAGAGCAAAATATTTATGAAACTTTTGTTTCTCGGGATATTCAATATAAAAAGATAAATATGGCCTACTTTCAGATTCAATTGTATCTCTTGAAATTTTTAATGATTTTTGAGTTTGAATAATAGAAATAACTGAAACTGTAAGCGATACGACAATAGCAACAACTTGTATCCAATCGCCAATAGACATTTGTAGTATATATTGCATTATTTTCTTAACCAATCATTTTTTATTTAATTATATCAAAAACTGAACTGCTTAGTATTTTTATTGTGAATAAAAAGTTTATTTTAAATGGAGAAATAAGAATGAAAAATTTTAAAAAAATTCTACAAAAGATGTTTGCTAATAAGGAAGAGGTGGCTGATCCTTGGGCAGATTTAGAAAAAGATGTTGATTATACGATTAAAAAAATCGTAATTGATAACACAAGAACTAGATATAGTCCAGAAATGGTTAACGCATTGTCAGAGCTGTTAAGAATTAAAATGACCATAATTGGTCAAAGAGCATGGAGGGAAAATTAAAATGAGTCAAAAAAGAATATTGATTCCTGTAACGGTCGAGGGATTAGATGATGCCATCAGTAAGGCGGAAAAATACACCAAACTATTAAAAGAAGCTAAAACGTTAGCGAACGAATTAGCTTCAATTGATTTTAAGATTGAGTCACATTAAAATCAATATCAATTGTTTTAGAACAATTTGGACAAGTTTCATGAACTGTTCTAGCTAAAAATTCCTTATCACAAAAAGGACAGATTACATCAAAACCATTTGTTTTCAAGAAATCAATTGCTTGTTCTTTGGCACCTTTCTCAATTTCTTTTGATAAGGCTTTCTCGATTTCTGAAAAACCATTAAAGTTAAATGAACTACTCAAATTTTCTCCTCCTTTCTATAGTATTTCGAATAAAAACAGCTAGCCGCGGTATTCATTCATAGGAATATTATAACACTAATATATATGAAACACAACATATAGTTGTTAATAAAGTTATTAACAACTATATAAAGTAAAGGAGATGTAAATGCAAAAGATAATCATTGAAAAAATGAAAGATAAAAAATTAACACATAGCCAACTTGCAAGAATGATTGGAGTTAGTCAGCAATATATCTCTAAATTTTTACAAGGTAAGGTAAAAAGTCCGGGATTTAACTTTATGGTTAAAATAGCTGATGCGCTTGATATTGATCTAAATGACTTTAGATAAGATATTCGATATTTGATATTTTATACCAAATGCGCGTGAGAAAAAAACGTGCTGGGAATCACGTCAAAAAAGCAAACTAGGAAGATGTAAGATGTGCCAATGATTTTGGCGAGATGTAAAAATTAATACTTTGTAGTATACGCAGTGCCACACTCACAAATTTGCGCACGCTGATCAGGGGTAGGTCCTGAATTTCTCAAAAAGAAAAGAGCGCTTTGCAGAGCGCCCTCATTTCAAATACTTATGCCTAAATTATATCACAAAAATGAAAGGAGTGTCTATGGTTCAAAATATTAATGTTAATTTGGCTATTCCCATACCAGATGACATGATAGTAATCAAGAAAACAGAGTTTGAAGAGCTAAAGCAAAATGAAATTAAAGGTCATTGGGTTGGCATGCATGATCTTGTCAAGCATACTGGAAGATCGGATGTTTGGTTAAAAGCTCATATTTTAAACAATATAAATCTCAGAGATCGTTTGGATATAGAAAATGGCGGGTGGGTATTTTATCCAAGAAAAGGCGATAAATGGCTATTTAAACTCAGCGGGCTAAAAGATTTTGTAGAAAATGAATTTAGCAATTATGTCGGTGGTAGAAAATGAAACTTGGAAACACACACATTGATAAAAACTTGGAGGGAATTGGATGAACTGTCAGAATAGAGATGATTTGGAATTTATAATTTGGAGGCAGGCGCAAGAGATTGAGCGGCTGAAGGGTGAGAATGCCTGGATGAGAAAGAATGTTGCTGTTGTTATCGAAAAAGATAATGAGTTAGTGTCTGAAAATAGGATGCTGAAGGAGAAAATCGAAACGTTTGAGAAAGCTAAAAACGCTAATGTGCCACTTGCTAACCATGCAGACGTTTTCACTAAAAGTTCGCTATGGCATCAGGAACAAACCGAAAATAATTGCTTATTGGATGTGATCTTTAAGCGCAATCCAGATAAGACGGTGCGTGTGCCGATTACTGAGGCAGCAATTTATGTCGCTAAGGAGCTATCATGAGTGAAACTCTGGAAGAAAAAGATGACCGCATCGCTCACCTGAAAGCGTATATGTCTGCTTACACGCTTGCTGTTGATGAGTTGTTTGGTGTTGATACTGCTAACCAAGTCAGGGAGCTGGCACGTAAAAAGTTAAATGACAGTTTGAAAGGTGGGTAAGATGACAGAATACATCGTGAAGTCGGATGATAGTGAGTGGTATGTCTATATATCAAAGACTGAGGGATGGTCTCTGACTGGATGCGCTGAAATAGCACATAAGTTTGGAGACATTGAGGCGGCTGAAAAGATGGCAGATGAGATCAATCATAACAACCTTTTTAAAAGTTACCATATGAGCGCGGTGGCAGTGCCTGACAGGCGCAAGCGGATTAAGTACGAGACTTACAATGATCACTTTGAAAATGCTAAGCGCTATAACATCCCAAAAGCTCAGTTAATTATTAGTGATATCCCTTATAACCTCGGTAAAAATGCCTATGCCAGCTCAAGTGCCTGGTATGTTGATGGCGATAACAAGAATGGCGAATCCGATAAAGCTAATAAGGAATTTTTTGACACGGACAAAGATTTTAAAATTGGCAATTTCTTTGATTTTGCTGCACGTTTGTTGAAACCTGAAAGTAAAGAAAAGACTGGAAAAACAGGTCAGACAGCACCTTGCATGGTTGTTTTTTGCGCTTTTAATCAACAAGCTATGGTGATTGAGGAGGGGCGCAAGCATGGTTTTAACAATTACATCAATCTTGTGTTTCGTAAAAAATCAAGTCCACAAGTTTTAAAAGCGAACATGAAAATTGTCGGTAATTGTGAGTATGCGATAGTTTTATATCGCAATCGTCTGCCGAAATTTAACAATCACGGCAAGATGATCATGAATTGCATGGATGTGACAATCGGAAACCCAGATGACTATTATTTGGACTTTTGGAAATATGGCGGATGGTGTATAGAGTGGGAAAAAGACGACGATTCTGTGCCTAAAATCCATCCGACACAAAAACCTGTTTCATTATTGAAAAAATTAGTTGAGTTGTTTACTGATGTCGGAGATGTAGTGATTGACCCATGTTGCGGTAGTGGCTCAACAATTAGAGCAGCTTACGAGTTGGGGCGCTCGGCCTATGGTTTTGAAATCAAAAAAGATTTTTATCAACAACAGCCCCAGTTATTTGAGGGAATGAAAATGCAGGTCAGTCTTGAAGATAGCGACAAAATCAAGGCGGGCGACACGGAAATGCAGTTAGAACTGTTTTAGAAAGTGAGTAAGTCAATGAAAGTCTATTTAGCAACGCCAATGAATGGTCGGTCAATTGAAGCCATCAAGGAAAAGATTGCGGATTGTGCATCAAGTCTAGCAAAGACTGACATTGATTTTTTCAATCCATTTTTAGAAATGACAGCAAATGACAATTCAGTTAATGGAATTGTCAAAGATAAAAAACCAATTGAGATGCTGTGTAATTCAGCAAAACACATTGAAGAATGTGATGGTGTCTTGTTTATTGGCTCTAAGGATGAGTTAAAACTGTCATCGGGTTGTCAGGTCGAGATATTAATCGCGGTAAGTTATGGAAAAGACTGCTTTATCTATGAAAATGGCGAGATAAGCAGATTAGTAGAGCTGGAATTGATATGGAGTTTTGAAAAAGTTAAGGAGAAATTGTCATGAGGTACGGACTATACAAAGGCAATAAATTGATATCGGTTTTCATGAGCGAGCAATACGCTAAACATAAAGCTGAACTATATAAAAATGACAGAGTGACACCAGGTGTCTATTATGTCAAAACACTAGATGAAAAATGACGAAGTATATCGTAAGTTATAATGCTGCTAAATTAAAAGCAAAATGGTATGTCAGCAATTTCAATAATCCAATGCAAAAATTAACGAATGTTAAATCAGAAGCCTTCAAATTTGATACATCAGAGGTAGCAAGTGCAATGGTTAAACATTTAAAGATGGTCCGTCAATATGATTGGACGGTAGAGGAGATTAAATAATGAGTAAACAAAGTATTTTCACATCAAAAAAATTTCAAGCAGAAGTTAAAAGCGCCAACGTGACTGATGGCGGTTTAGCTTTAAAACTGATAGTACCAAGAACTGAGATGATTAACATCATCCCAAGTCTTTCAGAGTGTATCGGGTCGGTTGTAGATTTTGAATTCATCATACCACAAGGCGACATGTTAAATGTGACGGAGTGGAAAAGCCCAAATCAAACAGAGTTAGAGCTTGACCCACAAATAAATAAGACAAAGGACCAACAAGATGAAGATTGAAGTTAAAGAATTAGTATGCGATTGGGGAATATTTATCAATGGTGAACTTTCCAAAGATTTAATTTTCATCAGCAAGGAGAATGCCAAGGAAGTGAAACGCATCATGGAATTGGATAATGCACATATTAGTGTTGATCGGTCTACAACAGCAATTAATATCACTAAAAGTGAAGAATATATGCTAAATCAATTTAGAAAAATACCATATATCGACGTTGGAATTGTTGATTATAGCGGGGCTGTTCCACAGGTATTGATAAGCAATGAAAATAGGATTGTGGACGCTTACTTAAATCTTGGACTGGTGGAGGTAACTGATGAAAATTAGAATTCAGGGAAACAAGATTATAATGTACGCAAAGGATAAGAATGGGTGTACTTGTTCTGAAACTTATTTCTTTACTAGATATGGTGTGTCTAATCTGATGAGACGAATTTCAGAATTTGGAAGGTTTGACTTTGATGATGTAACAAGTTTTGATAATTTTGAACGAATTTCGGATTTATGGAAAAAGAGGAAATTAATATGAAAGAAAAATTATTCTATTATATAGTTATTCCAGTTATTGCACTTGCTGCAGTAATTGGTTTTGTCGTCTTAGCAAGTTTTAGCGCTGAAAATAGCGCAATTGGAAAAGAAGAAAGCATAGCATCCGCTAAGTCGGGTATCTCTAAAGAAGAACAACGTAGAGTTGACCTATTCAGCAATATGGTGGATGCTGTGCAATCGTACAATGATCATGAGGCTGAGACGTTAAAACATGTGACTGATGCGCGTGCTAAAGCCCAAAGCGGAGATGTGGAAGGTGCTAAGTCAGCATTGAATATAGTTGTTGAAGCATATCCAGAAATTAAATCACAGGCGAATTATTCACAGGCCATGAAAGAATTCTCAATAACCGAGAATAGATTAGCTGAATATCGTGACAACTACAATCAATCTGTTAAAACCTATAAACGGTATGTGAGAAAGTTTCCAACAAGGCTATTCTTATCATGGCGAGGTTATGAGGTATCAGAACATGAATATCTAGATTTTAAAGTGGACAATTCAAAAGCTACTAATCTATTTAAGTGAGGCTTGGCATGGATGGAAAATTAGATATAAAAGATTTCAAAATAGTTGCTATAATTTTCACTTTATTTTCATTAGTGGCTGTAGGTTTCGTCATCAACTCAAAAATACAAGAAAGTGTTATGGATGAAGTGGAACTATATAGGAAAGCAATCAAACTTGAAAATAAAAAAGACATGTATGATTATACTGTCGAAACTGAACAGGGCAATTTCATCACGACAACTGATATAAAATCAGTCGAAAATGTAAAATTTCCAGAAATGGATAAAGACATTGCATCAAGTATCATATCAATTGAGCGCAAGGAGTTCAAAGAAACATACGATATGAAAACACGAACAGTCACATATACCGATAGCAAAGGTAAAACTCATTCAAAGACTGAAACATATTGGGAATGGGTTTGGCATCTTGTTGACACGAATGTATTAGGCAGCACTGAGATTGAAATTCATGGCAATAAGTATAAGACAAGTGATTTTGCTTTTTGGTATCAAGAGTTAGATGCGAGTAAGATGATCTCGCAAGCTAATAGGTCAGAGTATTATACAGGGCCGCATCATAAATTCAGGTATGCTGCTATTATTGGTGGGAAGTTTACAATCTTTGCTAAAGCTACAGGTGGAACAATAAAGCCAGTAAATGGCTACAAAATCGAGGTATCGGAACAAAATTATAAAGAAGTAATAAAAGGCATCGAGGAATCGCCAAAAATAAAGTCAATATTTTTCGTTATTGGATGGACCATAGTTACATTGTTACTTATGAGATTAGAATACGTGTATTTATATGACAGATATATTTAGTGACTCAAAATAGACAGTAAAGTAAAGCAGAAGTTGCGCGTGGAAGAAATAAAAAAAGTACAGTCCTCTGAAAACTGTACTTTTAAAAGAAACATTTGTCTATGTAATTCAATTATAGCGCATAAACTCATATATATCAAGCCTTAACGCTAGTCATAGGATTAGCGTTTGGCTAGCTTGTAATAGGTATTATTTTTAGGGACAAACTCAAAAAGGACACGTTTATGTATTTAAGAAACATTGCAATATCAGCTGACGATAAATATCGCGAGTGTAGCATATTAGGTAAATCAGTTCCAGTTGATTTAGTTAAGGGTGGTAGACCTCGAAGAAGAAAAGAGAATGCAAGCAGACCAGTTCAGAAGAATTTAAATTATAGAAATGCACAAAAATGGTTTAGGTTATCTGCAGTCGCAAATTTCAATGAAGGCGATTATACAGCTGAGTTTACATTTGCACCAGAATTTAAACCAAAAAATGTAGAAGAATGCGAAAAAGAGATAAAAAACTTCATAAAAAGGATAAATCGGTCTAGAAATAAGAAAAAATTACCCAAAATGAAGTATTTAGGGGTAATTGAGGGTAAAACAAGCGATAACTTGCATTTTCACATGATATTAGACAATCTATTAAATCGTGATGAAATTGATGATCTATGGACTAAGGGTAGAGGTAAGAACAAAAAGTCAATCGGTTTTACTAATATCAACAAGATTAAAAGTCAGAATGGCCAAGACGGTGTGATCATCAAAGCAAACTACCTTACAAAAGAGTTCAAACTTGAAAATCAAAAAGGGAAAAGAAAATGGTTTGCCAGTCGAAATCTAAAAAAACCAGTTGTCGAACGTGCGCAGAACTGGAAATATACAGATTCTAAAATTGCACGTCTGCTTGAAAATGACGAGCTAGAGCAACAGTTAGAGCAAGATAATACTGGATGGGAATTGATTGAGTTTCCAAGGAAAAATCCAGAAACTCAAAAAGATGAACTGGTTAAATTGGACATACGAGAAAATGAATATCTTGGGACAATGATATATTACAGAATGAGAAGGAGAGAGTAGAGATGGGACAGCCAGAATTTACGAAAAGCGAGGCGCAGCTTTTGAAATATTTTCAAGGAAAGAAAATGCTCACAGGTTGGCCGAAATCAATCGCAAATGTAGTCGGGATAACGTTCAACTCATTCAAGTATGCCAAAAAGAAATTATCTGATTACGGCTATATTTACGTTGAAAATTTATCAATAGGCAGTAAGAAACAATCACGTGTTATCAGGATTTCAATTACAGACAAAGGAATGGGTGTAGTTGCTATATCTGATGGTAAAGGTGCAGAGCAACAGAATGATGATATTAAAAATTTAATTGCTGATATGGGCTATACGCAAAAGGAAATAGCAGAAATGTTTGGCTTACATAGAACGACCTTTATGCGTAAATTAGCCTCAAATCTGCCAGATGATGAACGAATGATGATGATTGCTAAATTGGAAGAGTTGAGGAAATAGCCTAGAGAGCGAGGTGGATTGTGGCAGACAAACTAGATAAAGTAATCGCTGATTACGTTAATGGCAGGATAAACGCCAAAATTAAATCTATAGAGAGCAGATATTTGTATAGGCAACAAACTGATAATCTTGGAATTAGAACTGGATATTCTGGTGGGTCAGAACAAGAAAGCCATCTCATAAACAAGGAAAAACTTGCAAATGATGAAGAATTTAAAAAACTGAAGGAGATAACTTATATATTCAGCATATGGTATGAAACCCTTGGGAATACCGAAAAAGAAGTGATAAAACTTAAATTGAGCGGATATGCTGGCTTGCCTTGGTATCGAGTGATGATGGAACTTGACGAAAAGAAAATAGATATATCTCAAAAACAAGCCAAACGGATATATTACAGATTTAAGCGAGATATCACACCGTACATTTCGCACTGCCTGATTTAGGTGGGTCAAATCGGGACAAAATCGACACGAAAAAGGAACGAAAACGGATCACTACCCTCAAAAATTCGGTATACACTAGTATCATGAACTAATTGAGATGAAGAGTGTATTTTTGAAAATACAACTTTTTTGATATCTAGGAAACGGAGAATGATATGATTGAAAAAATTAGAGAAACTATTTCAGGTACTGAGTACTGGGATTCAAGTTCAAAGAAAGCACTGTTCGTGGCTAAAGGCGAAGAACCTAATTTTAAGATAACTGACAATCCAAAAACCATGATCGCTAATTCAGAAGAAAAGCGATTGGCTGTTAAGACACTTGAATCAACAGATAAGGATGTAGAAAAAACTGATGACAATGAAATAATCCATGATGAAAAAAAAACACTGGATAATGCGAGTCAAGAAAAAGATGTTGATGATGAAGACAGCAAGCAGGGCTATATCAATGATGACGGTGATTTAGTAGAGTTTCAAACTATGACTTTTAAAGATTTGAAAAAGTATGCTGACGAAAATGATATTACTGTATCATCAACTATTAAAACTAAAGCACAAATTATTGAGTTGATTGTTGCTGCAGAAGATGATGAATGATGAAATATTGTCAATTTGACGGATGTACTACTAAAATCCCAAAAGGAAGATATTGTCAAGAGCATCAACGTTCTGAGAAATCAAGTAAATCAAAAGCTAAGAAAAAAACAGCTTATCATCATGAGAATAAACCATTTTATAGAACTGATGCGTGGAAAGATGTTTCTGATTATGTTTACGAAAGAGAAAAAGGTCACTGTCAGCATTGCGGGCGTTTCGTTTTTGGCAGGCAAGCTCATCGACATCATGTCATTCCAATCAAGAAAAATCCTTTACTAAAATTAGATCCAAACAATATCAGATTATTGTGTCCGCAATGTCATGTAATTGAGGAAAATGAAGATGATAATAAAAAAGTTTTTCCAAATTATTTTTCTTAACCCCCCCTATCAAAATTTATTTTTTTCTCTCACGGGGGGATAGGGTAGGTAGGAGTTTTGCACACCGTTAGGTCATTTTTTAAAAAACTAAAGGGGGGTATATTTTTTGCCAGTAAAAATAAAAGTAATTTGTGGTTTTCCAGGAAGCGGAAAAACTAGCTATATCAAGGAACATATCAATTTTAAAAGAGATATTGTTTATGATTATGATGAGTTAGCAAACACTATCTCTTTAATGCCCAGACATACCGAGAATAAAGGGATACACCCTTATTTAAGCGATATTTTGAAAAACATGATAAAAAGGGCAAAAAACGATAAAAAAATTGATTGTTTTTGGATTATAAGAACAGTTCCTGATCAAATGTTTGTCAATCTATTAAATGGATTTGATGTTGAATATTTTTTTATTAACAAGACTGTTTTTGAATGTTTAGAACAAATTCAAAGTGACCCTAACAGAAAAGATTCTGATAAAAATTGGTATTCACTTTTGATGGGCCTACAGTCTGAACTTATGAAAGGTGCTTTTGAAATTTGTCAATTTATTAACTAAAAGGTGGTGAAGGTGATGTCAACCAAAAAGCAACGTGAAAAAATAGTTGCTGAAAAATTAGCGAACGAGCATAACCGAATTTTATATATTTTGAATGAAAGCGACTATTATGACATTACTCTTGATCCAGCCATCGAAACTTACTTAGAGATATTTGAGATATATCAATCAAAATATGTCGAGTGGAAAGATAGAGGTTTTCCAACCGTTCAAAAAATTACAAATAAAAATGGTTCAACTAATTCAGTAAAACATCCATTAGCTCATCAAGTTGAAGTTTGGACAGATAAGAAAATGAAAGCTTTAGCTATGCTTGGACTAGTAAACAAGAAAATTCAAGGTAAATTTGTTGGTGGGAAACCTTTAGGTGAGGAAGAAATAAAGCGACCAAACAGCAAAGAAATTGATTATTTAAGGCAACATCAAGAAAAATGGAGAGAAGGCGGTGATGGCTAATTGATTGAGCGTGGTGTAAATTATGCTGAAATATTTGCAAAAAGGGTTAGAAAAAATCCAAAAAAATTTCCAAAAACAGTTAGATTAGCAGTAGACAGATGGTATAGATGGAAAAAGCGTGATGATATTTGGTTTGATGTTAATAAAGCTAATGAAATGATGGATTTTGTTGAGACATTTATTGTTCATACAAAAGGCAATCTTATTGGAAAGCCATTTATTTTAGAACTGTGGGAGAAGTTTATTTATTCTTGGATCTATGGTTGGGTTCATGAGAATGAAAATGGCGATATAGTAAGAGTGACGAATGAAGCCTATGTTCAAATTCCCAAAAAAAATGGTAAAACATTGATTGCAGTTGGTTCTCTAGGGTATGCAATGTATGGTGAAGGGGTATTATCAATTGATTGCTATGCTTGCGCATCTGATTTTTTACAAGCACAATATGCTGCCAAGCCTTTTGCCTCTACCATAATTAATAATCCTGCCTTACTAGATGGCACTAAAATATTCAAAGGTCCTAAAGGAACCGTTCAAAGTATTACTTATGATTACTTAGTGTCTGGTATGGCTTATCAAAATCGATTTATAGTACAGACCAAAAATATCAGTAATATTGAGGGTTCTAATCCATATTTTGTTTTAAACGATGAACTGCATAAGCAGGAGCAGATGGAACAATATGATAATTTCAAATCTGCACAAGTATCATTAGCTGCAGTTGGTGAACCTTTGATGTTTAATATTTCTACTGCTGGTAAAGGTAGTAGTTCAGTTGGTATGCGCGTTTATCGTGAAGCGAAAGAAGTATTGAAACGCGATGATAACGATTCAAGTTTTGTTTTGATTTATGAGCCGAATAAAGATTATGATTGGGCTGATAGAAAAGTGTGGGAGATGTGTAACCCAAATTGGGGTGTGTCAGTCAACTATACTGCGATTAATACTGCCTATAAAACTGCATTACGATCAGCGCATTCTAAAGCAGAGTTTTTAACTAAACATCTAGATGTTTTTGTAAACGGCGCTGATAATTTCTTTGAGCAAGATCAAGTCGAACCGTGCATGGTGTCTACTAAAGAACTAGGCGATTTAACTGGTGAAGTTTGTTATGTCGGTCTAGACTTATCAAAAACTACAGATTTAACGTGCGTATCGTTGAATTTTCCAACATATGATGAAGATGGGAAAGCAATTCTAAAAGTAAAACAGTTATATTTCATTCCAAACGCCGATATTGAATTTAGAGAAAAAGAAGATAATGTGCCTTATAAAGATTTATCTTCAAAAGGATTTGTTGAGTTTTGTGATGGTAAAATGATTGATCAAGAACAAATATTACAATTCATTGAGGAGTGCATGAACTTATACGATTTACAACAAATCAATTATGATCCAGCGATGAGTCAAAGGCTTGTTGAAAAATTTGAGAATTTAGGCATTGAGTGTGTGGAAGTTGCACAGTATCCTAAAGTATTAAATGCGCCTTTTGATGATGTTGAGCGATTATTTTATGAAAAAAGAATTATGTTTGATAATCCATTGTTTTTATATTGTACTTTAAATGTTGTAGCAGTTACTAATATGAATGGGCAGAAAGCACCAAGTAAACGTCAATCTAAGAAGAAAATTGACGGATTTGGAGCTTTTTTATGTGCTCACAAGGAAACTATGATGCAAATGGAAGACATCGATAATGACAATATGGATGATTATCTTGATTCAATCTATAGATAAGGAGGTGAAAACAATTGGGATTAAGACAACGTTTCTCAAAAGCTGTCTACGGTTTTATGGAAAAGCGAGGTATGATTGAAGATATCTTCGGTAGAACCACCAGGTATGGCCAACGATATGTTAATGACGATTCGATTATGGAATCGTCAGATGTATACGAGCTTGTTCAAGATATTTCAAATCAAGTAGCTTTAGCCGAACCAGTAATTATAGGACCAGAAGGCGATGAAATTAAGAATCATCATTTATTAAAAATTTTATCTAAACCAAATAGTTATTTGACGGGGTTTGAATTTTCAAAATTAGAAACCAATACACTTTTAATAAATGGTGAGGTTTTTCCAGTAACTGATAACGATCAATTACATTTGGCGTATGGTATTCAATCCAAGTTAAATGACAGATTAATTGAACAATTTGAAATGAACGGACAGCAAATACCTGGTAATATGATTCGTCATATTAAAAATATCGGAACAGATGCGTTAAAAGGTAGTGGCATTTTAAATTTAGCTAAAAATACATTGGAAGGTGTTTTGAACGCTGAAAATGTATTGACTGATAAGTATGTTAAAGGCGGATTAATTGCATTTATTTTAAAATTGGATTCTCATATCAATCCAAACAACAGTGCACAAACAAAAATCGTCAGTAAAATCTTAGATCAACTTGAATCTACCAAGGAAAAAACAGAGCATTCTGTCAAAATGATTCCTTTAGGTAAAGGATATGAAGTCGATACATTAGAAAGTCCAGTTGATGATGGAGCGATATTAAATTATTTGGGCGTATATAAAAAAGATTTAGGTAAATTTTTAGGAATTAATGTAGATACCTATCAATCCTTGATGAAAACCGATATTGAAAAAGCGATGATGTATCTGCATAACAAGGCAATTAAACCAATATTGAAAAACAAAAGCGAACATTATTCAGCTCTGTTTTTCACGCCTGATTCAGGTTATCAGGTTGAGTGGAGAATTAATATTTTAGACTTTGTTCCTTATTCAACCAAAACAAATATTGGATATAACATTGTGCGTACTGGAATCACTAGTCCAGATAACGTTGCTGAAATGCTTGGTTTCCCAAGACAAGGTATTCCAGAAACTGAAGCAATCTATATTTCAAATGATTTATCAAGAATCGGTGAGAAGAATGCAACAGATAATTCCTTGCCAACTTCCGATAATGATAAATTGAAAGGAGGTGATAAAAATGAAAAAACAGGAAATTAGAACATTCGATATCACTAATATCCAAACAAGAAGCGATGAATCGGCAAACGGTGAGCAAATTGTTACTGGATATGCTGCTGTCTTTAATAGTCCAACTGAGCTTTGGGAAGGACTAGAAGAAACAATAAAACCAGGCGCATTTTCAAGAGCAATATCAAACTCAGATATCAGATGTTTGTTTGATCATCAATGGTCAAAAGTTTTAGGACGGACAAAAAGTGGCACTTTAGCTCTTGAAGAAGATGACCACGGACTTAAATTTGAAGTGAGATTGCCCAATACGTCAATTGCTAGAGACTTAGCAGAATCGTTGGCAAGAGGTGATATCAATCAATGCAGTTTCGGTTTCGTACCAACTGAAGAATCATGGGATTATAATTCAGAACCAGTTGTCAGAACGATTAGTGAAGTGGATCTATACGAAGTATCCATTGTGTCATTACCAGCATACGATGATACGGAAGCAGCATTGGTTAGATCAAAAGAAATGTCTAAAGATTTTCAAGCTAGAAAGAAAATAATCAAAAAAATTAACAGCGCATTAAGCGCTTAGGAGGAAAAACAATGAACAAAAAACTACTAAAACAATTACAAGCACGCAGTGAACAACGTTTAAAAGATTTACGTTCATCAATTGAAAATGGGGAAGTTCGTGAAGCGGATTTATCAGCTGTTAATGATGAAATTGATGGCATTGTTGATGAATTACAGTCAATTAAAGATGAACTAGCTGATGATGACAGTTCAAATGAAGATGATAGTAGCAATGATGATTCAACTGAAGGGCGTTCTGGTGATGAGGAGGGTTCAACTGAAGATGATAGTAGCTCTGATAATTCAGCTGAAGGACGTTTTAATGATGATAATTCAGAAGAAAATCGTTCAGGAATGATTTCTCAAGAGCAACGTGATGGCATTTTAGCTAATATCGGGAAAGGATTAAATTCTAGAGGGAAATTAAGCAAGGATAAGAAAAATAAACAAGTTAGAAAAGCCTTTGCTGATTTTATTGTCGGAAACATTTCCGATCATGAAGCGCGTGCGTTGGGAATTGTAGCTGGAAATGGGTCAGTAACTGTTCCAGAAGTAATCGCTTCCGAAGTGATCACATACGCTCAAGAAGAAAACTTATTGCGTAAATATGGTACTGTTGTTCGAACAGCTGGTGATGTGAAATATCCTTTCTTAGTTAAAAAAGCAGAAGCAAATGTAAGTAAGAAAGAACGTACTTCAGATATTCCTGAAACAACAATTGAATTTGATGAGATTACGCTTGATCCAGCTGAATTCGATGCTTTGGCAACTGTAACCAAAAAACTATTAAAAATGTCAGGTGTTCCAATCGAGGACATCGTTGTTGAAGAATTGAAAAAAGCATATGTTCGTAAAGAAACAAACTACATGTTTAATGGCGATGATATCGGAAATGAAAATCCAGGAGCTTTGTCTAAAAAATCGGTAGCATTTACACCTACTGTTGCTGTCGACTTAACTGCTGCGGATGCTGGTCAAAAATTGTATGATGCATTAATCGATATGAAAAATACACCAGTAACAGAAATAATGAAAAAAGGTCGTTTTATTATAAATCGTGCAGCCTTAACTGCAGTTGAGAAAATGAAGACAGCTGATGGATTTCCATTGTTGCGTCCATTTACTCAAGCAGAAGGGGGAATCGGTCATACATTGGTGGGATATCCAGTAGACTGGACAGATTCAGCTGATAAAAAAGGGACACCAGACATTCCAGTGATTTATTTTGGAGATTTTTCAGCATTCAAAATTCAAGAAGTAATTGGTGCTTTGGAAATTCAGAAACTAATTGAGAAATATGCTAATAAAAATCAAATTGGCTTCCAAATTTACAATTTATTAGATGGTCAATTGATTTATTCCCCATTTGAACCAGCTGTTTATCGCTATGAAATTACACCTGCGTAGGTAATTTTATGGCAGAAACTGAAGATTTAACTCAAAAATTCAAGGATCATATTCATTTTGAAGAGGGCATGAGTGATACAATGCTTTCTCTTTATTTAGATATGGCTAAGGACTATGTAGAGACAGCTACTGGTGGTCAAGAAGAGTATTTAATATTGATGGTGGCTGGTATTGCATATGAATATCGAATTTCAGAAGATGAATTAAGTGATGCAATGAATGCAATAACGCCATTCATTATTCAAGGAGTGATTCGAAATGCCGAAGAAACAGACGAATAATCTTAGATGGAAAGCGCTGTTGGTAGTTTTAACATCTGATGTTGATGAAAATGATAGACCGACCATCATCAGAACGTTTAAACGAGACATTTATTTTCAAGATATTGGTACTACCGCCCAAGAAAAATATCTATCACTTCAAGCTAAGACAGATGTTGTTCGAAGAATTAAGGTGAGGTGGGATAAGACAATAACTGAAAAAGACAACGGGATAAGGATTGATGGTGTTGATTTTAATATCACTAGAATATATACGGATACCGAAAAGAGAGAGATGGAGTTGAGTTTAGCTTATGTCAATTAGTCTTGAAGATTTAAAAGTGTTGCTAAAATCATACACTTCTAAAGTGTATCGAGATAAAGCACCTAAAAATACTGCATACCCCTACATTGTTTATTCCAATATATCCGTGGGTAAGAAAATTGCCTCCGGGAAAACAATTAAACTCATGCCACTGTATCAAGTATCTTTATTCACAACAGGGACAGAGATTGACTTGTTGCCATTAGAAAGTGCATTATCAAATGTTCCTCACACGGACTTCATGTCTATACAAGGCGACGAAAATGACGATACTGTCACTAACTTTTTTACTCAAATAAGACTGATTGAGGACTTAGAAAATGTCAAGTAATAACAACGGATTCCAAGAAATGCTAGATTACACTACAAGACTTGCTCAAGTTAATATTGACAAAGTGTCAATTGAGTCTTTAGAGAATGCGGCATCTTTTTTTGTTGAGAAACTACTCCCGAACATTCCTAAATCGCTGATGAACAAAAAGCACATGAAGGATCACGTCAAAATAGAAATAGGAGATGATAGAGTCACCGTTTATTTTGAAGATACATCGTTCTATTGGCGATTTATAGAAAACGGAACTTCAAAAATACAGGCTGAACATTTTGTTGAGGGAACTTGGCAACAACACAAAGAAACTATTCAAGACATTATGTCGAATGAATTATTAAAAGAAATGAAAGGATAAAAATGGCAAATACAGACGTTTTTTATTTCGAAGGACTAGATGATGTCCTTTTTGCACCCATGACTAAAAAGGAGACTGTATCTACTCCGCCTGAGTATGATGAGATTGTGAGATTGCCTATTGCAACCAAGCTCAAAATCAAAGGTAATGGATCAGAATTGGAGAAATGGGCATCAAGTAAAATGTTTAGGCGTGTAGCTCGAGAAACAAAACATGAAATTGGTTTGGACCATGTGGGAATACCAATTGAAGTGATGGATGAATTAAAAGGCCTTGTTGCTGCAAGTGGTGTTACATTTGGAAAAAACAATGCGCGTGAGTTGCCTTACTTTGCATTTGGGTTTATCGGTAATGTCGAAGGTGGTGGCAAAAAGGCCGTATGGTATCCTAAGACGCAATTGTCTATTGTGATCGATGAAGAGTACGCTACAGCGGAAGATGAAACGAAAATTGACGATGTAACTGCTAATCTAGTAGCAACCGGGTTAATTAATAATGGAGTGATTCACTCCAGTTTCGATTCTAATCGTGACAGCGCAACAGGTGTATCGTACGAAAAATTTATTTCAGCACCTATTTATGATGAAACGCAATGGGCAGAGATTGTAGCAGCTCAATCAGGTGGAACAGGGGGCGGAGAATAATGGCGAGACTAGCAGATTACGGAATCGAGCTTGACAAGTTATCAAATCGGTCAACGGTAAATATTGACGGGCATGATTTTCCGGTTGTTCTGTCGCATGAAGCCATTGAATATATCGGAATCGTTTATGGTGACGACTATCAGAAATTTGAAAATGACTTGAATGACTTTTTAAACAGGTCAAATAGCCAGCTGACTATCTCTAAGATTAAATCTAGCGACTGGAAAATCATCAAAGCACTTGTCTATGGCATGCTTGCAGCTGGTGGACTTGAAGAAAGTCCAAATGATGTGTTTGCTTGGCTTGGTTTCAGGAATGAGACTGTTGAAGTTTTCACAGCGTGCATGGAAATATTTTCAAAAAACACTTTCCAGGTGGCCGATGTAAAAAAATCGAAGAAGCCACAAGATTTTCAAAAAGCGAAGCGAAAAAACAACAATCGAAATCACAAAAAAAATCCCAAGAATTAGGCGTTCCTTGGGATTTTTATTTGTATGTTGCGATAACTTTGCTTGGGTGGGATATTAATTTCTTTTTAAAATCAACGCCCAACTTGTGGCTTAAGAGCTATATTCAATGGCTAGAATCGAATACAGATTTTGAAGTAGCAGAATCGATCACGCTTGATAAATCGCCGTTTTGGTAGAAAGGAGTATAAATGGGAAAAACAAAAGAATCTGATGTTGTACTTAATTTTAAAATGGATGGTCAAATCCAGTATGCTCAAACTATCAAAGAAATTAATCAAGTAATGAATACCGCTGCTTTAGAATATAAAAATCACGTCTCAGCAATGGGGAATGATGCAACAGCAACTGAAAAACTGACAGCCTCTAAGAAAAAACTTGAAATACAACTTGAAGGTGCCGAGAAGCGGACGCAAATGCTGCGAGAGGAGTATGAAAAATCAGTCAAAGAGACAGGTGCATATTCTGAACAGTCAAATAAGCTCTACAAACAGCTTGTTAATTCCGAAACTGGCGAAAATAAGCTAAAAAATGCACTGGTTCAAACCAATGATGCTCTGAAAGAACAAGGGAATATATCTGTTGATACTGCCAAAAAAATTCAAAAAATTGAAGAGGCTGGCGAGAAAGTAACAGGGATTGGCAAAAAAACGTCAGTAGGAGTGACAGCACCTATTTTAGCAGCAGGTGCAGCAGGATTGGCAGCGTTTAATGATATTGATGAACAACTAGATGGTATTATCTCAAAAACAGGAGCAACTGGCGATGAAGCTGATAGCTTAGCGGAATCATTTGAAAATGTTGGGAGTAATACGCATTTAGGTCTTGATGTTGTAGGCGATGCGATTGGGTCTGTTAGACAGCAATTAGGACTTTTAGGACCAGAGCTAGAGCAAAATGCTGACTATGCTATGAAATTTGCTGAAATTAATGATTCGGATGTCTCTACAAGTGTTGAAAATGCGAAGCAAGCATTAGATGCTTATAATTTGAGCAACAAAGATTTTCAATCAGTACTTGATGCAACTACATTAGCATCACAGAAAACAGGTGTATCAGTTGATGATTTGTTTAAAAAATCTGTAGAGGGAGCTCCTCAAATAAAAGCACTTGGACTATCGTATTCAGAGGGAGCAATGCTACTTGGTCAGCTTGAAAAAGCTGGTGTAGATTCATCTGCAACACTCGGTAGTTTATCAAAAGCAAGTGTGGCATATGCTAAGCAAGGAAAAAGTCTCTCTGATGGATTGAACGAAACGCAAAAATCAATTTTAGGCGCAAAAGATCAGACTGAGGCGCTAACGATTGCGAGCGAAGTATTTGGGACAAAAGGGGCTGTGAGGATGGTTGAGGCAATCCAACGTGGCACACTTGATCTAAACGATCTGGCGGAGGCATCCAAAAATAGTGCTGGAGTAGTAGGAACAACATTTGATGAGACACTCGATCCAATTGATAAAGCTAATCAAGCAATGAATCAGGCGAAATTTGCACTTGCTGATATTGGAGAACAAGTTCAAATTGCACTATTACCAACATTTGAAGCAGCAATTTCACTTCTGACAAGATTTAAAGACTGGTTTTCATCTCTATCTCCAGAAACACAACAGATGATTGTCAGAATTGCTTTAGTTGTCGCGGCTATAGGACCACTATTGGTCATCATCGGTACTTTGATGGGATCAATCACTAAAATCGTGAGTGGCATCAAAGCGGTTCAATCAGTTTTCGGAGCAATGTCAGCTATTATGGCTGCTAATCCATTTGTTTTGATAATTGCAGCGATAGCATTATTTGTAGTTGCGTTTGTATTGGCCTATCAAAAAATAGAATGGTTCAGAAATGGCGTAAATGCGTTTATGGGTGGTGTAAAAGACATTTTTGTACAAGGATTTAACTTTTTAACTGGATATTTAGGCAGCGTTTTTGGTGGAATTGAGCAAAATTTCAATAATTTTCTAAGTGCAGGACAACGAGTATTCAATGGCTTTGTAGACTTTATTACAGGTGTATTTACAGGAAATTGGAAACAAGCTTGGGACGGAATTGTGAATATATTCGGTGGTATTTTTGATGGTATTGTCGCATTTGCTAAAGCGCCGCTTAATCTACTAATCGGTTTAATAAATGGAGTGATTGGCGGTCTTAATAAAATTAAGCTGCCCAAGTGGGTACCAGGTATTGGTGGTAAAGGCATCAATATCGGCAAAATTCCATATCTAGCCACTGGTGGTCATCTAATCAATGGTCAAGCAATTGTTGGAGAAGCAGGTCCGGAGTTGTTATCTATGCAAGGCGGGAAAACAACTGTTACGCCACTATCTGACGAAGAAAAACGCAAAGGTATTGGTGGTAAAGTTCAAGGAAGTGTTACAGTTGAACAACATAATCATTTTGGGAAAGTAGATGCTAACAATCCCAGTGAATTAGCCAAAATAAATCGTCAATTGAAGCAAGCATCAGTGCAAGCGATAATAGCGAAAGGAGGAATCCCGATTTGACAGATTTTTTATCAAATGATAAACCAAATTTCATATTTAACGGCATCAATGCATTAACCGATATGGGTTGCATTATCGAAAAGGAATTGCCTGATATTACAGCGCAGCCAAATATCGAGGAAATATCAGTATTGGGTAGAAGTGGGTCATTATTAGAATGGCATGGCGATTATAAACCATATGATTTACCTGTCGGAACGGTCACAATTCCATATGAAAATTTAGAGGAAGTGAAGAGATGGCTTTCTGGTAGCGGGAAATTAATTACTCACAATGATATTGATAAAGTAATTGATGCAACTGTTTCATTTTCAAATGCTACAACTTTTGAGAATGAGTGGGGAGTGTTCTATAATTTCTCTCTGACGTTTCATTGTCAACCGTTGAAACATAAATCTAATGAACAACCCATTGATTTACATTCAAAAAACACCTTATTTAATCCGGGGACAGTACCTTCATATCCAATCATCTATTTTGAAACAGGTGGTGGAAGTTTAGAAATAGTATGCAACGATGTTTCTTTAGCAATTCCCAGCATGCTAAATGGGAGCGTGACAATAGACTGTGAAAAAGGACTTGTCATTCAAAACGGCAGACAAATAAGAACGACAGGTGAATGGCCAGAAATACTACCAGGCGAAAATACCATGTCAGTAACTGGTAATTATTTAGATGCTGAAATATTATTGAGGAGCGCGTGGACGTGATCAAGAAAATTTATTTATATGAACAAATGCCAAGTAATCTCGAAGAAAACGGCATGCCAATAAACGATTGGCGAGATTTGCCTGAAATAACTAGGATTATCAATAGCACATTCTCTTTTTATGGCAACTATCAGCATGAAGGTGTGAATGCAAAATTGATAAAACGAGAAATGTTCATCAAGGCTTTTACAGAGAATGGGACATATCAATATTTCAGAATCAAAACTGCCAAAAAAAACTTATCGGGAATTACAATTACTGCGACACATATCGGGTATGAGGCAAATCGTAATTTTATTCAATCGGCCTATATTGATAATGGCAACGGAAAACAGATAATGGACAAACTAAAAGAAAGTTTAGCATTTGACCAAAAATTTAGTTATGAATCCGATGTTACTACTTATCATCAATTTTCTGCTAAACAAGTTAATCCAATTGAAGCAATCATCGGTAGCAATAATGGGAAGCAGAATTTAGCTGGCGTTTGCGATGCTGAACTTGATATGGACAATTACACTTTGATACTCAGAGAAAGAATAGGCGATGATAATGGTTTCCGTATTGACTTCGGGAAAAATCTTGCTTCCATTGAAGAAACAATCGATGACTCATCTGTTGTGAATCGACTGTATTTAATAGGTGGTGTGCCCGAGGACACAAATTATGATGCTGATCAAGAGCCAATCATATATGCTTATTTAAGTGTTTCTGGTGTTACTGAGGAAAATGTCCAAATTGGTAAAAGAGAAAACGGGGATTGTAAAACCGTTGAAGATCTAAAAAAATGGGGTCAATCTCTATTTGACAAAGACAGAATCCATGAGCCAAAAGTGACACATGAAGTTGATATGGTTATGCTTGAAAACACAATTGAGTATAGAGGATTATATGAAAATATGATGTCTTTGAGGTTTGGCGACACTGCCTATATTTCTTTGAAATCATTGGATATAGAAGCCAAGGAACGTATGATTGAGTATGTCTGGTACCCGACAATCTGTAAATATAAGTCAATTGTTTTAGGCAATGACTTAGGAATGTATACTTCAAGTATTGAAACACAGGTAACCAATGTCAGAAAAAATCTTGAAACAAGGTCTGATGAATTGATCAATGCTGTCATCAATGCAACTAATTGGATAACAGGCAGCAAAGGCGGATATGTTTTAATGCGCCCTAAAAATGCACCTGAAGAAATCCTAATCATGGATAAACCTGATGCCAACGAAGCCAAAAAAGTTTGGCGTTGGAATTTAGGAGGTCTAGGATATTCTAAAGATGGTGTAAATGGTCCTTATGGAACAGCGATTACACAAGATGGCGCAATTGTAGCTGATTTTATCACAGCAGGTACATTACAGGGGATTAAAATAAGGGCTGCTGATAATGAATTTGTAATTCAGCTGTATAATGGCAAGCTAAAGTTTCTTAAGAAAAATGGTAATTCAGAAATCGAAATGGCAGCATTTGCACCGACTTACACTGATGATGGTGGGCTACAAGGGATCAACCTGATTCAAAATCCCGGGTATTCATTTGCGTTGTCGTCTAAAAATACTGATGGGAGTTATTTGAATGTCTTGGAAATTCCAAAAGACAGTACAGCGAATGATAGAAAACTCAAACTTTTTGGCAAAGTAAATGTTGAGGGCAATCTATACGTCAACGGAACTGAAATCACAGGAAATTCAGGTGGCTCAGGAGAAATACCAGGGGAATTAACAACCGAAAAAGAGAAAAATGCTTGGGCGATTTGGAGTTTCTTCAAATCTATTGGTTATTCTGAACAGTCTATCGCAGGCATATTGGGCAATATCGACGCTGAATCAGGAATCATGCCAGACACTGATCAGCTATATGGCCCCGCTTACGGTTTGGTCCAGTGGGATGGCTCGGCTTATCCGCTATATGGTCCAAACGAACCGAATGGCAGACTATATGTTCAAAATCTCTTACGCAAAGCTGAAATTAGTGGTGATTATCGAAATATCACAACACAAATCAAGTTGATTGAATGGTGCATGCACAATGGTCAGTGGATTGGTGCTGTTAATCCGCTAAGCGTTGATGGATTCAAAGCTGAAACAGATATTAATAATGCAACTTATGCTTTTCTTAAAAACTTTGAACGTGCCGGAGTTGAAGCTCTAGCACACAGACAAGAACAAGCGAATTATTGGTACAATCGACTTCACGGACTAAACCCTAGTGGCGGAACGTGGCGGAATCCTGTCAGATCATCGTATTCAATTACCCAAGAATGGGATCAAATTGGATGGGGAACAGGTGTAATTCATGGCGGAATAGATGTCGCATCTATCCCAGTTGGTAGTACACCAAACATCTATGCAGCAAGGTCTGGAATAGTCACGACTGTCACGTTTGATGAGACAGGTGGCAATTACGTGATTATTCAACATGATGACGGCTATTGGTCCTATTATGGTCATCTTAGTTCAGTTAGTGTGTCAGTAGGTGATCGTGTTACAACAGACACTGTAGTTGGCATTATGGGTCAAACAGGATTGGCAACAGGTGTTCATTTGCATTTTGAAGTCTGGAAAGATGCACAGTGGCAGCGCGTGAATCCAAGAAGTGTGATAAATTTTTAAAAAGGAGAAAAATGACTGAATACAATATGATATTAAGTACAACAGAACCGAATAATTATGTTGGACTTATTAAAGTAAGGCAGGATGACAAATATACGCAAACTATAATAGCTACTGTAAACGAAAACGGATTACCAAAAAATTTATCTGGTTGTGATATTTTTCTGAATGCTATTCTGCCAAATGGCTATATGGTACGCGATAAGGTAAGTTTAGTTGATATAGCTACAAGTAAGCTTACCTACACTTTAATCAATTCTTTTTGGCAAGTCCAGGGCAAAGTAACTGCCTACTTTACTTTTGAGAAAAATGGTCAAGTTGAATCGACCAAAAACTTTGATTATCAGGTAATTCGTGGGTGGATGGAAGGTATCAAACAAGGTAATTATATTTACGAGTTTGAGGAATTAGCTAGAGAGGTTATGGAGGCACTAAATGGTGCTGATTATGAAGCGTTAGAATCACAGCTTGAAGCGTATAACAGTGATTTGACCGCTAAAATATCACTGCTAAAAACACAGTTTGATAGTATGGATGTCTACACTAAGTCTCAAACTGATTTTTTAATTTTGCAAACAAAAACAGATTTAATTAAACTTATCACTGATTTAGAATCTACTCTCAAAAAAGAAATCTTGTCAAAGTTAAAGGCTACCGAAAATAAAAAGGGCCATAGCATTCACTACATTGCTCATCGCGGAAATAACAGTAAATATCCAGAAAATTCTTTACCTGCCTTCAGAGGTTCTAGCAATCATTGGGGAATTGAAACTGATATTCAGGTAACCAAAGATGGTAAGTGGGTAGTTATGCATGACCCAACAGTTGACCGCATGACAAATGGAACTGGTAATATCAAAGATTTGACCTATGCTCAGATAAAAGAACTGCTGATTGATAGCGGTGCATTCACAGGGCTATCAAACAACGATAGGAGAGTGCCGTCGCTTGATGAATATCTTTTTATTTGCAAAAAGTACAATAAAGTACCTGTAATCGAGATAAAAGATGAAGTTTACACGTCAGAAAATTATAATGACCTAGTAAATTCTTTGAAAATGTTAGGGTTGGAAAAAGCAAGTGTAATCATCAGCTTCGGACTAAGCCATCTGCAAGAAATTAAACAAAGATTACCTTATACGAGCGTTCAATTTTTGGTTAATTCTATTGACGATAATATTATTGATCAAGCATCAAGCTTGGGGTATGGCTCAGGAATTAGTGTATATAATGCCCATCAAAGCGTGACAGCTGAGAATATCAGGAAATGTCATGATAAAGACTTAGAAGTCTGTGTATGGACAGTACCTTTTTCTGATTTTGATGCAGCCATTCAAAAAGGAGTTGACTATATTACAACTGACTCTGAGAGTGGGGATTTGAAAAAGTATACACCTACACTGCAGAATAGTTTCACCTATCGTGAAAGTGGTGTAGTTAGCGGAAATTCAATCGAAGAAATTGGGGGCGGACAATTCAGAGTTAATTTAGTGGTAGAAAATGGGCTAAATACTTTAGATACTATCATTGCAACATTGCCAGATTGGCTAGTGCCTGCAAAGACAACATGGGGACAAGCGATAATTAGAACATCTAGTGGTGTACAAATTGCTACCGTCAACGTATATGGTGTGTCAAGAGGGACTCAAATCGGACAAATCGTAGTCGGAAATGCATGGGATGCAAGAACGACTTGGGCAAATATAAATTTTATTTACTCACTTAATTAACGAAAGAAGGAAAAATGGAAAAATATTTTAATACAGTTTCAATGCTGTTTGGCTTGGTTGGTGGTGTAATTACAGGAATTTTAGGGGGCTGGGACGTGCTGACACACGCAATTGTTGTATTGGTCATAGTTGATTATCTAACAGGTGTCGGCAAGGCAATTGTAAATAAAGAATTGTCAAGCACGGTAGGTTTCAAGGGACTATTTAAAAAAATCTTAATATTCGTTGTTATTGCAGTATCTGTTGAAATGCAAAAAATTATCGGGGATGGCGTCCCATTGCGTGAGATCGTCATTATGTTCTACATTGCAAATGAAGGAATCTCATTCATTGAAAACGTGAGTGAATTCCTTCCTTTGCCGGAAAAAATGAAAGATATTTTCATTCAGATTAGGGACAAGGAGAAAAAATGACAAATAATCAAATAATTTCAATCGCTAAAAAATATCTTGGTAAGTCAGTTGATGTTGACGGAGCTTATGGCGCTCAATGTGTTGACTTTTCAAACAGAGTTGCAATGGACGCTGACGGGACTCGTTTCACTGGTAATGCCATTGACATGCCTTACACAGTCAACCACGGCAAATGGGTGTGGATTCGCAACACTACAACATTCGTTCCCGAAGGTGGCGATATCTTCGTTGAGAGTTGGGCAAGTTTGCATCCATACGGACACACAGGCGTTGTGCTGGATGCAACATTGACTACTATGCACGTTTTAGAGCAAAATTACGATGGCAAAATGTATGTCATTGAGAATAACAGAGCTTATAGTAAAGATGGTCTAGTTGGTGTTTGGCGATTTCAAGGCGGAGATAACAGCACAGCAACTCAAAACACGTCGCAGGCGTTCGCTGGCACTTATCGTGTGGATGCGAACGTGCTCAATGTTAGGAGCGCACCTTCCACGTCAGGTCAAGTTGTTGCTACGTACGCCAAAGGACAAAATATCAACTTGGATAGCTGGTATACAGTAGCCAATGGATATGTTTGGGGTCGCTATACTTCTGCAAGCGGTCAAACACGCTTTGTGGCGATTGGTCGCAGCACAGGTAAGCCAGAAAGTGATGATTTTCTTGTAAAAATTAAATAATACAAAAAGCCTTGCAGTCTAGCGATTGTAGGGCTTTTTTTGTTTGCAAAAAAATATATAAAAAAAGTTTGATTTATGTGTTGAGGCTGTAAGGCATTTTGTATGCTTTATATACTAAATATAGGTATTTTAAAACAATCCAACACAACATATAGTAGTTGACAAACGTGATATAATGGAAATAGAAAAAGTTAAAGAGGACTTTATTATGGCACAGTATGAAATGTCCATCAGGTATGCTGGAGAATCACTGGAAAACGGTCGCATGCCTATAAAAGATTTAGCGCCCGCATTGCTTGCTATTTCTGGGGCTCTACAAGAAATTCAAAGAATAAAAGAACCTGGACAGCCTACGATATCAGTGGATGTAAAGGCTACAAAGAAAGGGTCTTTTGTCGTTGATCTAATTTTAGCCAACGGGTCTGATGTTTTTACAAAAGCATTAGATTTATTCACTTGTAAAGAATCAGAAGCTTTTCTTAATTTAGTTGGTTACAGTTCTTTATTAATTGGTCTTATGAAAATCATTAAGTATAAAGCTAAAAAGGAGGAAAAGTTAGATAATGGAAATACTAAAATAACGTTTGAAGACGGGAAAAGCATAACTCTAAACGATTCTGATTTAAAAGTGTATACTAGCGTTGAATTTAGGACTCAAATAAAAAGAGTTGTTACTCCGCTTGACGAAGATGGCATAGATAGCCTTGAACTATATTCCGAAAAAACGGAGATGATAACAATAAATAAAGAAGAAACAAGTTTATTTGACGTTCCAGATGTAAAGGAAAAAGTCATTGACCCTGTAATAAACGAGATTTATCTTCAATTGTTAAATGTTGCTTTCGAACATGGTAAATGGAAATTTTCTGATGGGTCAAATCAATTCTTCGCAACTATAGAAGATGCTGATTTTATGGAGTCTGTTTCTAAAGGTAACCAGCAGTTTAGTACAAACGATAGATTAAAAGTTAGAATGAGAACCGTACAAAAAGTAACTATAAATGGATTGAAATCAGAAATCTTTATAGAAAAAATACTTGAACATATACCAGGAGCAATACAACTGGAATTAGATTTTTAA